AACAAAGGATTTATAAAGGTGGAAAACGATAACATACAAATCACAGATTGGACTCCAAGCAGCATGCTTGAAGTCTCTCTAAACGAACCAGACGACTTTTTAAAGATACGTGAAACATTAACACGTATAGGTGTAGCTTCTAGGAAAGACCAGAAGCTTTTTCAATCTTGCCATATATTACATAAGCAAGGTAGATATTTTATAGTTCACTTTAAAGAACTATTTTTACTAGATGGAAAACCATCTAGTTTACTTGAGAATGATGTACAACGTAGAAATACAATTGCGACATTACTAGCCGACTGGGGTTTAGTAACTATTATGAAGCCTGAATCTTCTAAAGATTTAGCACCATTGAGACAAATTAAGGTGATTCCTTTTAAGGAAAAAACTCAATGGGAACTATGCCCTAAGTATAACATAGGGAACTCTAATAATGGAGAAAAAAATTAAAAAGGCCTGGAAGAATTTTCATAAATTTATGAAAGCAGGCAGACTAAATAAAGTAGTAAAAATCTACTTATAAAAAATTTATTTAAACTAGCAACAAAGCTTGTATAAATATATAACGAGGAATGCGGTATTGGACCGGTTCCCACAACCTTGCTATTTAATAGGAGGAAATAAAAATGGTAAGAAATACTTTGAACGTACCGCGTTCACTTTTTGTCGGATTTGACACATTGTTTGAAGACTTAGAAAGGATTCATCAAAGTGCTAGGTCTGGAACTGATAACTATCCACCACATAACGTTGTGAAAATCGATGATGAAAAATTTCTCATTGAGCTAGCTGTAGCGGGATTTAAGGAAAACGATATTAGTATCGAACTTAAAGACGGCATACTGAAAGTCAAAGGAGAGGTGGAGCAGCTTGAGCGTGAATATGCTTATAAAGGTATATCGTCCCGCAAATTTGAGAAATCATTTCGACTCTCAGAATTTGTTGTAATAGACGGTGCTGATTTGAAGGATGGAATACTAGTGGTGTATGCCAGAGTAGAACTTCCAGAAGAAAAGCGTCCTAGAAAGATCGAATTAGGGTCTGCTGGGGCATCAAAGAAGAAAGAATACCTGAAAGGGTAAACTGGCGAGCAGCGACAACTCAGTAGATATGTAATAAACTATTTACTGGAGAACAACATGAAACATATAGTCCATCTTATGGATAAGTATGAAGACGTTGCCGAGGCCTTAAAAACTGTTACTATAGCTTTGTTAACAACAGGACTAATCTTAGGATTAGCACCAGCGTTAATGATAGCTCAAGCTGCTGGATTTTAAGACCAAATTGACATAATCATGCGGGGGTAAGCAATTACCCCCAATCTTTTGAAAATAAATGAAAATAAACCTTTACATTTAACCTAAACTATGGTATAATATACATATGATGAAATTCTATACTAATGTGTCTCGATATGGTAATATGATTCTCTTACGAGGATATGACCACGGAAGACGAATTGAAAAGAAAGTCAAATACGAACCAATCCTTTTTACAACTACCAATCTTCCTACCAAGTGGAAATCGCTTGATGGAAATCCTGTAGGTGTAGCAAATGCTGGCAAAAGGTTCGAATCCATGAGAACTGCTAACGAGTATGTTCAAGCTAATAAAGGCGTATCTGGTAAAAAGATATATGGAAACACAAAGTACGTTCCAGCATTCATTAATGATTACTATCCTGGTAATATCGAATTCGATCGAAACAAAATCAACGTATCAACAATTGATATTGAAGTTGCTTCTGACGATGGATTCCCTGAGCCTGAAAAAGCCGACCATAAGATTACAGCCATTTGTATGAAAAACAATATTGGCAATACTTATTATGTCTGGGGCTTAGGTGATTATGATACTGACAAATCTTATATGAAAGACCACATGGTAGTATATCGTAAGTTTGACCGTGAAGATGACTTGCTTATTAATTTTATTACTCATTGGTCATCTCAACAATATTGTCCTGATGTCGTGACTGGCTGGAATTCAAGGTTCTTTGATATTCCATACCTTGTGAATAGAATCAATCGTATGCTTGGAGAAGCTTACGTAAAAAGACTCAGTCCTTGGGGAATGATTGATAGACAAGACGTAACTAAGATGGGAAGGACTCAAACTGCTTATGAACTTAAAGGTATATCTCAACTTGATTACCTTGACCTATTTAAGAAGTTTGGTTATTCTTATGGACCACAAGAATCTTATAAACTTGATAACATTGCTCATGTCGTGTTAGGAGAAAAGAAACTATCTTATGATGAGTATTCGAATCTTCATACTCTTTACAAACATAATCACCAAAAGTTTATTGACTATAATATCAAAGACGTTGAGCTTGTCGACAAAATCGAAGATAAGCTTGGATTGATTACTCTTTGTATGACAATGGCATATAAAGCTGGCGTTAACTATAACGATACATTCGGTACTACAATGATATGGGATACGATTATCTATCGCAGATTATTTGCAAACAATATTGCTATACCTTTCGTTGAAGATAAAGTAAAGTCTAACTATCCAGGTGGCTTTGTTAAAGACCCACAAGTAGGAATACATGATAACGTTGTTTCTTTTGACTTAAACTCTCTCTATCCATCAATCATTATGCAATACAATATGTCGCCTGAAACGATTGCTAATGGAGAGATTGCTCAATTCGATATTGATAGTGCTATAAGCGAACATCGTATCGCTCCTAATAAAGGTAAAGCTCTTGCAGCTAATGGACAATATTTTAATGTAGATAAGCCAGGTATAATACCATTCATTATCGATGAGATGTATAAAGAGCGTGTTGGTATTAAACAAGAAATGATTAACGCTCAAAAAGAAAAAGAAAAGGTAGATAAAAATGACAAACAAAAATTATATCAAATTGAAAGAGATATTGCAATTGCCGAAAACAGACAAATGGCTATTAAGATTCTTCTTAACAGTTTGTATGGTGCTCTTGGCAATCGCTATTTTCGATTCTTTGACCAGAGAATCGCAGAAGCAATTACCCTCACCGGACAACTTACAATTCGATGGGCCGAATATTCGCTTAACACCTATCTCAATAGAGTGCTCAAACCTGAAAAATGGAAAGACTATGTTATTGCCATCGACACAGACTCGTTGTATGTATGTTTAAATGACTTTGTACAAAAATTCAAACCTGAAAATACAATCGACTTTCTAGATAAAGTTGCTAGTGAAGCGCTTGAACCAGAGCTTGAAAAGTCTTATGAGCAATTGTATAAGTATCTTGGTGGAGTAGATAATCGTATGGTTATGAAACGTGAAGCAATCGCTGACCGTGCGCTTTGGACTGCAAAGAAAAGATATATTATGAATGTACATGATAACGAAGGCGTAAGATATGCCGAGCCAAAGCTTAAGATTATGGGTATTGAAGCAATTAAGTCTTCTACACCTGAACCATGTCGTGATGCTCTTAAAAATATATTCAAAGTCATAATGAAAGAAGATGAAAATACAGTTCAACAAGCTATCGAACAGTTTAAGAACTATTTCAAAACTCTTGAACCTGACCAGATTGCATTTCCACGTGGAGTGACTCAAGTTAAAAAGTTCCAAGATAGAAATACTCTCTATAAAAAAGGAACGCCTATACATGTTCGTGGAGCTATTCTTTACAATAAACTAATTGAAGACAATCAGCTTAAAAAGAAATACGAACTTATAAACAATGGCGAAAAGATTAAGTTCATATATCTTCGTCAACCAAATTCAATTCATGAAAATGTAATTGCTTTCCCATCTTATCTTCCAGATGAGTTTGGCTTAAGAAAATACATCGACCATGAAACACAGTTTCAAAAAACATTCCTCGATCCTATTGAACCAGTCTTGGAAGCAGTAGGTTGGACTTCGAAAGAAGTTGCAAGCCTGGAGGATTTTTTTGGATAAAAACGTTTACATTTGCGTAAAAATGTGGTATAATAGACTAATATGGAGAAAAATATGAAATTAGTAAGATTATCCTCAGGAGAGGAAATTGTCGGTAAAGTAAGAGAAAGCGAAAAGAGTATCAATATTGAAAACGGCTATTCACTTATTCCTGCAGGAGAAGGTAAAATCGGATTCATGCCATTCATGGCTTATACAAAAGCAAAAAGTGGAGTATTAATCGATAGACGCTTTGTTGTTTTTATTGTTGACCCAGTAGACGAACTGGTTGACCAAGTCAGACAAATGGATAGTGGAATCGTAACAGCAAAATCAGGAATCATAACATGAGCCAAAACTGGATAAAAGATATTCAAGACATGCAGTATAAGTATGGAGTTCATAAATGGATTCATGATAATAAAGACAACGCTGAAAAGCTACGTGCTTATCTTGGATTTAGAATCAAATTTATAAGAGAAGAACTTATGGAAACTGAAGCAGCATTAACCAATAACGATGCAGAAGAAATTGTCGATGGTTTAATCGATATATGCGTTGTTGCTATTGGAACACTTGATGCATTTGGTGTTGACCCATATAAAGCTTGGGATGAAGTTCTAAAAGCAAACTTAAATAAAACAGTAGGAGTAAAACCTGAAAGACCTAATCCACTAGGATTGCCGGACCTAATCAAACCAGAAGGTTGGGAAGGACCAAGTCACGAAGGAAATCATGGTAAGTTGCACAATATTCGATAATATATACGATAACAAAACAGATAAGCGTATGGATTATAATAGTTTCGACGAGTTCGAGACTATTCTCTATAAGCTTTCTGAGTCGACTAAATATCCTACAAAGAAAGATGCTCCGCTTTTAAGTCCAGCAATATATCAAACTGGTACTACTCGTGCAAATGATAATGTTGTTGGTTGGGCTGGCTTTGGTATTCTTGATATTGATGATTATGAAGGTGATATGAAAGATATTGAATCAAAGTATGATAAGTATCGTTATGTATGTTATTCAACAGCATCATCTACAGTTGAATCACCAAAGTTTAGACTCGTCTTTCCATTAACAGAATTCGTTGATAAAGAAGACATTAAGCATTTTTGGTATGCTTTAAACAAAGAGATTGGCGATATTGCTGATGCTCAAACCAAAGACTTAAGCAGAATGTATTATGTTCCTGCTAAATACAAAAACAGTTTTAATTTCATATTTTCTCACGATGGAGATATTATGAACCCACATAAACTTATGGAACAATATCCATACGTTAAACCTAATCAAACAATGTTCGATCGTTTTCCGGAAGCAATACAAAAAGCTTTACTTGAAAGAAAAAGAAATGAATTGAACAATACAAATTATACATGGACATCATATCGTGATTGTCCTTTTGTTAATAAAAAACAAGTTGACGAATATAAAGGTATCAGTGGAACTGGTTGGTATGCAAAAATGTATCAAATCATGTTAACAACTGCTGGTAATGCTCATAGTAAAGGTTATCCAATTACACCAAAAGAAATCGAATATATCTGTAGAGATTTAGATACTGATACTGGTGGGTGGTATAATAAAAGAGATTTAGAAAAGGAGGCAGCACGAGCTATTGAATTCGTGTTTAAAAATAATATATGACAGATGAATATAAAGCATTTCTATATGGAATGTTATTTGGTTTCATGCTAGGTGCAGTAATGTTTGCTGTTCCAAAGGTTGAAGCTTCAGACGCCAACAATGATATTTATTGTATGGCTCAAAACATTTACTTTGAAGCTGGTAATCAACCATTAGCTGGAAAAGTAGCTGTTGCTCATGTTGTTCTAAATAGAACAGAACATCCAAATTATCCAACAGATGTTTGTGGAGTTATTTACCAAGCTAAGTGGAAAGAAAACTGGTTAGGCGAAATGATTCCCATACGTAATCAATGCCAGTTTAGTTGGTTTTGTGATGGCAAATCAGACGACCCAGAAGATAGTCCAACATGGCTTAAATCATTACACATAGCAAGAGATGTAATACAAGGAGCATATCCGGATATTACAGAGGGGTCAACACATTATCACAATGATAGAGTCCATCCTTATTGGGCAGATTCACTCAATCAAACTGTTATTATAAATAACCACATATTCTACAAATAGGAGATATTATGAAAATGTTAGGAAACAATGTACTCGTAACAGAAGTACAAAAAGAAAGTCAATCAGCCGGTGGTATTATACTTACTGAAAATATTGACAACGCAAGTAAACCAGGATTAGTTTTAGCAGTTAGTACTGGAGCTTTAGATAAAGTCATGACAGGACAAAGAGTCTTTTTAGATTGGTCAAAGTCAATGGCAGTAAATGTTGATGGTAATGCAGCTGTTATTATAGACGCTGACCACATTAAAGCAGTAATAGGAGAAGACTAATGAGCTATAGATATAACGTGACAGTAACAAGAATCGTAGATGGAGATACAGTTGATGTAGATATTGACTTAGGATTTGGAATGGTCTACAAAAAACAAAGAGTTAGAATGATGGGTATTGATACTCCAGAATCTAGAACAAGAGATTTAGAAGAAAAGTTCTATGGACTAGCTTCTAAAGAACATTTAAAGAAACTTTTAAAAGACCAAAAAGTTCAATTGCAATCTCATGACAAAGGTAAGTTTGGTAGAATACTTGGTGAACTTTTTGTCGGTGATTCAGCATTTAGTGTTAATCAGCAAATGATAAAAGACTGCCATGCTGTTCCATACTTTGGACAATCAAAAGATGATACTGAAAAAGGCCACATGTGGAATAGAGAAGTATTAATTAGTGAAGGCTTAATTTATACAAAAAGATTATAATGGTAACAAAAAAAGAAAAGATGGGTGACATAGGCGAAAAGCTTGTGTTTGAATATTATAATGGTACGCAAAGTACGTACAAATATGACAGTGAAAAGGATGGAATGATTGGCGAAGAAACTGCAGAAGTTAAGACGCAAAATAGACATCCATTTGGTTATTTTACAGTTAACACTGCTTGGAAAAATCAAGCTAAGAAATGTAAATCAGTTGACCGTCTTTTCTTTGTTGAGTATGACAATTCTCCTGACGCAATGTTATGGGA